ATTTTTATCAAAACCCTTTCTGATAGTCATAGGACTAACATGCGCGGTCAGAAATATGTCAAGATCCATTTTAACCTTTGACTGCATCTGTCCGTCGTTAAATCTAAACATTACTTTAGACGGGGATATAAATTTAATAGTAGGGGAACCCAAAGATCCTACTTGGTCTTCCAATATTCTTAAAATTCTACTAGCTTTCACGTTAAAATCTCCTAATTAGTTAATATTACTAGGACTTTTCTTGATCTAATCTAATAACATCAACTTCTAAAGTCGCTGTTAATAAGACTAAATCAGGAGTTCCATAATTACCTTCTCCAACATCAACCTGTGACGGCCAACATCCTTCTAATTCCCATCTAGTCACCATGTCGCCCCTGCCATTAGTTAATTCCATAGACCCAGAACGTTTATAACTAGATGGATGAAATACTTCTGGGCTTACATATACTTTTTTCCACCAACTCCACATATCACCTGCGGTATTTGGACTTACATATCCTTTAAGAACAAAGTTAAGTTGTTGATGAGTCGCCTTGCCCGCAATAGCCTTATCAAAGTTTCTATAGTGGACAAGAACCACATTAACAGCGTCTTTAGGTAACATGGCCGAAGCAATAAACTTTTCAGGAATTCCAGGAAACTTAACCCTGAAACACCACTGAAAGATAGGCTCATTTTGAGTTAAATGATCTAATTTCGGCATTTAAAACTTTAAACATTAAGATCAATAAGATCTATTACTATTGTCATGGTTATCTGCATGATATCAGTAGAGCTATAGTCACCGTCTCCAAACTGAAGTGTAGAAGGATGACAACCAATCAATGTAAATGTGTTTATGTTGCTTCCCCGTCCATCCGTAATTATAAGAGATCCGTCTCCCTTATACATAGCTGGAGGATTAACCGTTCCATCAGTTAGACTTCCAACACTACGGAACCAGCTCCAAGCAGCCGCTCCTACGTTGGGATCAACATAGTCTTTTAGTACTAACGAACAATCATTAATCGTTGACTTACTAGCTAATTTTACTTTTCCAGCAAAATAATTAGATTCAGCGGTTTCCCAAGATAGATCAGGAAGGGTCGCCGTAGCAACATATAACGGAGTTATTGAAGACAGCTTTGGAAAAACGGCGTAAAAACACCATCCGAATGCTGGTTCTCCAGAAGACAAGTGAGTAGGTGAAGGCATATTATAATCTCCCTGTTATTTCAAAAACTTACCAAAGGATAAGTCCCTTGGTAAGTTTATTTATTAAAATTATGAGCTAGTTCCTGTTCTTTTCACATAGTTAACTGTGGGTGAACTATTACCATAAGTAATGTCTGAACTAGTTCCCTGAACAATCTCATAAGCCTCTTCAAAAGATATTGAAGTAGGAGTGACAACGAAGTTAATCATAAGTCTTTCAACCGCGGACTCAGGCCAGATATAGATATTTCCAACCATCGTGCTGTTACTTATCATATATGGCGTATTAGTTGTTTCATCACAAACAATCTCAAACCGATAAAGATTTCTTCTTTCCACTTCATATCTAAGATATGGACTTACAAGTAATTTAAACTGTAACCAGGTTTTCCAATCATGAGGTTCAAATAGAAGCCATCTTGAAGCTGTTGCTATAACTTTCCTCATATAAAGTAAAAGTCTTCTCACATGGATTCTATCAAGCTTTGTAGGCTTCCTGTAGAGAGTTCGTTCACCCATGATCACGATTCCAGTTTTAGGAACCTTGACTATCGGGTTAATAGCGTTTCCACTTCCGTATAGAGCGTCTCTTTCCCCTAGACTCGGAGAATATTCAATGTCTAGCCAGGAAACCAAGTCACCTCTATTATAACCCGCAGGAGCCTTACCAACATCAGCAACCTGATCATTCTTGGTTATGGCTCTAATTGCGCCTACTGACGGTGGAACCCACACATAGGTAAAGTTTCTATTATCATAGAGTTTACCCCAAGGATACCACATGGCGGCGAAAGAAGAATTCAAAGCCGCTGTTGTATAACCAATGAAATCTCCAGGAGTCTGATCGTTCCTTACTCCGTTTCTCAAACCACCATTATGCCAATCAATTACCTGCTGAACAGATAGACCCATAGGAGGATCAATTATTGACATGGAGTCTTGTCTAAACTCAGATATGGTGATCAAGTTAGAAGCAATTGCGGCGCTAGAGAACCCAGGAGCGGCTATTAAGTTAATATCAATAGCTTCTGGATCTTTAAAAGCCATTAGACCAGTTCTAAGGTTAAGCTCTGAATCAAACTCACCTATGACATCCCCGTCTTTCAGATCATCAATTTCATCAAGACCCTGATATCTAGTATAATTATATTCAGGAGTGATAGAAAATCTTTCAGGGTGCATATAGATCATGTACCCATTAGTTCCAACATAAGGATTCTCTATTCTTGAATAATTATAATTAGCTACAAGTTCCGCTGAAACTGTAGGGGGAGTTCCAAAGACTATTCTACAGAAACCTGTTTCATAATTGACTTCACCTGATCCCGCAATAGTCTCAGTTCCTTTCAAAATCCCAGGATCATCAACGTCATCATAAAAAGTTTCCATATCGTCTAGTCCAGCGCATGTTATTTCTAATGTGCCTGGAACTATAGGAGTATTCTCTAAAATAAATTCATAAGTATCAACACCGTTATCAGTGTTTACGTTAGTGCTTTCAAGATCAACACCTAGAGGAGTTTTAGTAAGGTTGGCGGCAATATAGTTGTTAGAAACCGTATCTCCAAAACCATATTCTCCAAATACCTTATCTCCAATAACATCCTCTACATACCTTGAATCTCCATGAATGTTTCTAGAGGTTGCAAACATTGAAAGGTTATCAAACTCTATTGAAGTTCTCTGACCTTGATCATACACTATTACACGGAAAGACGTGCCTCCACGACTTACGGGAAGGACTGTTTCTCCATATTGATTTATATAAGGAGAACCGTCAGTTACAAGGATAGCGATATCATTACCACCATCACCAGGCCAGATTGCCTGGAACTGAAGGATTCCATCCGTAGGAGTTCTATATCTATAGTCCGCGTTTAACGGTCCTGTCACACTTGGAGCTGAATAAAAAGTAACATCAAAAGCTCCTGTCTGATAGTCTATGGTTCCGTAACCACCACGGCTACCGACAAGAGTTCCAGGATGATCCAAAGAATCTATAAAAGTTTCCGTTGTAGCTGAGTAATAAGTGTAGGAAACCCTTAAAATAGCATCAATGTTAGGACTACTAATTGTTGGAGGAAGAGCATAAGTGAGAACAACTACGCCTGTTTGATAATTAATTGTCCCAACTCCAGGAGTAGATCCGTTGCCAGTAATAACACCGTATCCATCATCAGTAAAAGTTTCAAATGGACTAGTGTAATCATCAGCTATTGTAACTGATCCCGAAATAACAGGAGTATGATTAATTAAAAATGTATAAGTTGCTACTCCAACTTCAAGGTTCTGTTCCGTGGACTCTGAGCTTACCACCGTGGTAATTGGAGTATCTTGAAGTTTTACAGAGCCTACAACAATAGGAACTGTTTCAATATTAAAATTATAGGTTCCAGCGTTCCCAGACTCAATCTGTCCAGTCTCTTCGCCATAAATTTGATATTCAGTATTAGAAAAATGATTTACATAGCTATGAGTTGCTAGAAAATTTCCAAAAGTATCATGTTCGCAAACACGGACAACCCATAGTTGAGTTCCCCAATCAAAAAACTCTCTTGCAAAGTAAGTTAACAAATAATCTGGGTGTGTATCACCAAAAAGAGATACAAACTGAGGCCAGGTAGTTGTTAAACGTGGTTCATCAATAGGACCCTTCCCACATACACCTACAACCCCACAAATAGATGAGGTAAGTATAGGAATATAGAGGGATAAGTCAATTTCAAACGTATAAACGCCTGGGGACACATGGTCAGCCATCTAACTTCTCCTTCTGAGCCGACTTTATGTCCTCTAAATAATCAAGACATCTATAGACGAGCTTCTGTATAAACAAAACTTTAAATATCAATTAATTCAACTTTTCCTTTTCTGGCAAGCCCTCTCAAAGACTCACTAACTTCATCAGCATAAACAATTCTTGATCCCTTAGCGGGAAGATAAGAATGTTCAAGTTGTTTGGTCGCTGTATTGTGTAAAACAATAGGAAGTTTCTGAGGTAGATGATTTACTATCCTAGTTCTTGATGTTGAAGCCATTTAATATCTCCGTTTTAGTCAGTAACCCCTCAGTTATTAGGGGGAAATCTTTATTTTTTTTGTATAAGGGAAGTATCTCGGGTGTATTACTTCCCTTATTACACTCCCAATTAAGGGGTTTTAGAAATAATCTTAAGTCACCTAGACAATGTTATAAAGGCTTTTTAGATCCAGAACACTAGAATTACCTTGTTTAATTCTGGATGACAGTTGCATGGAACTAGTGAAGCATTCCATGGTGTCATGACCTAAATAACGTAGGATTGACTCAAACTATCAATCCTGAGTCTGGTAACCCTTTATCAGGAGGAGGTTAGTCCTTGAATGACTTAATGGTTACGTTAATCAACTGAAATGTATATAACTTTGGTTGCACTAGCTCCCGCAGTTAATGTTAATTCTCTAGTTTCATTATTTAATGTTAACATGAAAATCTGTCCCGTCATTGTAGACCCACTGTCTATTGAATAGGTGACGGGATAATTAGAGGAAACCATAATAAACTTTTTTCCACATGGAACAGTTACACTACCCGAAGCCGCGATAGAAAGACTTCTCCTAGTAAATAACTCAGAAGTAAATGAGGGAGCTAACGATAACAAGGATTGTCTTGATGTATCATCTGCTGTCCAACATTTTATATCTAAAACAACGGCTGTAGGCATAACTCGCTCCGATTATTAGAAAAACTACAATCTAGTATTACTTATATCCCCTCAGTTATTAGGGGCAAGTTATTTTTACTATCTTTCATATTTATATTCATATCCATCGTTCCTCTGTAAAACTTTTATATGTTTAGAATGAATCCCATGTCACCTAGACAATGTTATAAAGGCTTTTTACATCCAGAACACTGACATTACTCTGTTTAATCCTGGATGACAGTTGCATGGAACTAGTGAAGCATTCCATGGTGTCTTGACCTAAATAACGTAGTTCATGTCTAAAAGACACTCACTGAGTCGGGTAACCCTTTGTCATTAAGGAGGTTAGTCCTCAATGACTTAGTGGTTAAGTGGTTACCTAAAATTATGTCTTGTAATAACGATCCTTAGCAATAATATTCTCCATGTAATCCGTAGGAACTTCATTGTAGAGGTTAGCTCTAACCTCTTGAACAATAGGAACTTCAGCGTTTTCAGCTATCCAGGTACTAACCGTAAAACCCATATTTCCTGTATAAAATTTTCCTTGATCATAAATTCCGTCGGTAATGGGGGGTTCAAAACCATCAAGCGTTGTTATATAAATTTTAAAGTTGGAAAAATTGGAATTAAAATCGTTAGGAAAACCTTTATTCATATATTGTTCAATAAAAGGATCAGCTTTCAATCCGTAATAACGCTTTTCTAGCCTAATTGAGTCATAAACATCTGAACAATAATATTTAATCGCATAAGGATAAGTAACAGGAATCATTTTAACTACTTGGATCTTAGTCTTATCATCAGACATATATCCACGCATTACTCCCATTTTAGCCATAGCGGTATTATATTTTTGATCATCAAACGAACCTGGAGACCTTATATAAGCACAAAAAGGAAATTTAACCTCTCCACCGTTAGTCACGAATTCTTGTATTTTAGAAGGAAAAGTAAACCTAAGATCAGCCTCTACCATCAAAGCGACAGTTTCACCCGTCCAGATAGCGGGCATCCCAAATCTATCCTCTAACATTCCTTTTACAGCTTGATCAGTATGTGCTATCATATTTTTTATCTTTCGCTGTTAAACAAAGAGAAAAACAATTCTTCATTAAACTGTTTCTTATCTCTATGATCATCGCCCCCAAGTAAAACATGTTCATGAACACTAGACCCCAATGGATGTTCAGGTAAGTTATCCGTTGGAACTTCAGGATTGTCTATTTGATCTTGTGTTACGACGTTTAAAGGAGGTAATGGATATAAATCAAAGTCTTCAGGCTTTACAGAGAAACCACCTGGATTTAATAATATGTCATATTCTAGTCTTGCTGCGCTCCCTAATGTAGTTCCTTCAGTAGTAGGAGGATTTTCATCTATTCCTTCGTCAGCATAAGTCATTATTACCCTGTAATCTCTCACAGGCTTTAATTGATACTTACGCATGACCTCTTGTTCGTAATTCCAGGATTTAAGAACTACAATGTCATAAACGAATCTTTTGAGTTCCCCTTCAATAGATTTCAGTTCTAAAACAATTATGTCTCCAGCGATTACTGCTGAAGAATTTTTAAAATATCCAAATATTTCAACATCATAATCTTGAACTAAACCAAGAACATCCCCCATGTAAGAATCCATAGGAGACATTCTAGTAATAACCGCTTTAATATTGGAAACACTTATGTTAGCAAAGACTAGATCGTGATATTGGTTAGTCTCAACATCTGATCTTTTGACGTGTTTAACTACTTGTCCAGTATAATCAATATAAACGTCATGATACATACGCTGTCTAGCGTACCATAAATCAGGTAAATATTTTTTAAGTTTTGGGATCGCCATTTAAACGCATAGAGGAATAGTTAAAGTAACAATGTAGAGGTCATTATTAATAATTTTTTCAGTTTTATACAACATGTTACCAATATCATAAGTTTCTTGATCTTGATTAGGACTCACCATACCTAATAAAGACATATCTGTAGAATACTTTATTACCAATTCTTTAGAGGTGTCAGGCAAACTTATGGAAAGGTGTAAATTTGAATCAATAATAGAACTAACAGACGAAATAAAAGATATGTGATCGTTTATTTGATCTATTATGGATAAAATCTGTTTTCCCTTCTTTAAAAGGGAATGTTGAGTTTTTTTGTCAGGGACTTCCGAATAAAGTGTTTTAATACATAAAACTCCCATAATCTGGAATTCATTTGTTAAAACTTCGGCTAAGTTAAGCAAGTTAACCCCTTTAAATTGTTATGAAAATTCAGGAGCATGAGGCCCAAACAGTGAATTATCTTTTACATAGGCAACTTTACGGTTGAGTTGACTTCCCGCTGGCATATCAGGCTCAGTAAATCTAGGCAAAGAGTAATCGTCCACAAATTGCCCACCTATTCTATCTGAATCAAACCCTCTGTTAGACCCTCTACTAGTACTAGCCGCCATTTCCGTAGCGCTAGTAAAAATAGAATCATCTGTTATTCTTACTTTCAGTCCAACTGGATCTATTAGAGAAAGTGAAATTTCCTTATTTGGGTTTCCCTCTATAGGCATGATCCTTCCTAACAGATCACATACTTCTTTTCCTTCAGGATCTTTAGTAATCATAAATTGATATGATTTATCACCTACTCTAGCGTTAATCATATTGTTGTTTCTAGTAAGCACAGCAAGACTTCCTATGGCTCCAATACTTATACCCTCGTCTTCATGAATAGGGCTAAGAACGTCTTCAAGAGCTTCCATAATATCTTTTGATGTTATCATTATAACTCCGAAAATTATCTAGTAGAAAAAGATAACCAGAACGGTAGGTTATCTTGTAAGTCTAATTTAATTTCTTCAAGAAGTGTAGTTCCTTCTTGAACCATGCTATCTCCATCATTTTGGATTTGATAATCCATTAATGCGAATTTCTTTCGTCTACTCCCCACCACTATTTTATAATAGGCTTCAAGAAGTTTATAAAATAAAGGATGGTCTATCTCGTTAACGGTCGCCACTGTTAACAAAACTCCATATTTAACTATATAAGTTCCTGTCATGGGAACCGTTAAAGTCCCTGTTTTGGAATCATAAGTGGATGTGGGGGAAGAAATATCAGACCACCAATTAAGTCCAGCATATTGAGGACTTGCTGAGGCTACTATAGGATATGGAGGAGAAAATAAATAACCTCCACCCCCATTCAATAAAGAGCCGTTTATAACAGCAATAAACTCATGTTCATCTGGACAATAAGCGTTGTACATCATTAAAGATTTATTAGCTATCTTTCGGAATTCGTCTAGGGTTACTTCCTCTGAAGTAATATCACCTATGACTATGGAAACATAGTCTAAAAGCTCTTGAAGTTTGATATCATCTTCGGCCAATTACTTCACCGCAACATTTAGAATTTTTGCTATGGCTTTAGCCGTGGCAACCTTAGATGTGTATTCAACATTTAACTGACTACACACACTATCCATTTCTTCTCTTGACATAAATTTTATATTTTTAAATGTTTTGAGTGTGTTAAGATCAAACTTTTTAATCTTAGGCGAAGCGTTTTCAAGAATAGCGTCTATTTCATCTAATGATTCTAGTTCTTTAGAATCAACATCATCAACAGGAGAGCTTTCAGGAGTGTCCTGAGCTATCTCTGAAAAGAAGTTAGACAAAGATTCTAGTTCAACATCAATTTTTTTTATTACAGGCTCAATTACTTTATTAACAGGAGCTTTAATGATAGGGACTTCAACAGGTTTAACGTCACCTACCTTAGAAATGAGATTAGGGTGTTTTTCTAGCATATATTTTATTAATCTATCTTTTACCTTCATACCCTTTTCAAGATGGGAAGGAACGCCATTGCAAATAAAATCCATATGATGATCAGCTACATAAAAATAAGTATCCATCAAAACCTCTCAGCCACATTATTAAGATGTGAAAATAATGTTTAAATATTTTCTAGGCTCGTTTTATAAAAACCTCATAGAATTAAAAGAAAAACTAATTACAAATTACTATTGTTCTTCGGGCTCAGGGGTAGAAAAAGACAGTGATTTTAACAGGTCTATAGCAAAGGGAATCTCTCTAATCAAAACAGATCCATTCTCCACTAAAGAGATTAAAATTTCTAAATCTTTTTCTTCTAGTTCAATTTTATAGGAATTTTCTATCTTTACCGAAGACTTTAACGCCGTATATAAAGAATAATAAATATCAAGGTTTGCAAAAGGAACTGATTGGTTATTAAGTATGTTAATAACAGCGGAATACTGATTAGGTTTCAGTACTAATTCCATGTATTACTCCTAGTTTTCTGTTAGATCACTTTTATTCAATAAATTAAATATGTCATCTGTGGTCATAGGTCTAATTTTTTGAGTTAGAAGCTGAGTGGCGATTTCTTCTTCATCAATAAGCTCAAATACAGGAACTCTAAAAGCACATTTCCATATTTCAGATGTTATTGTTTGAATCTGAGTCCTTGTTAGTGGAGCCATCCCTGACTCCTCTATTCCTTTGGATAGTCCAAATTCCATTTTCTTGTAAACAATCATTAACCATCTTTGGATACGTTCTAATCGTTCTGTTGGAATCTCAGTCAACGGTTTACTAATAAACCCGTTTAAAAAGTCCTGATCCATTATTTCTCCTTTTTTAACAATTTCCTGGGGTTTTATCACCCATATAAACGCCATCCACTGAATTCTCGTTTACGTGTTTTCTAAATGATTTAACATATTCTAAAATCTCATCAGACTTTACTTCAAACATATTATGCCATAACTGTTCACACAAAGCATATTGTTGATCTTCAGTAGGAACTATTCCTAATATTTCAAGCAAGCCTTGTAATGTATAGGCGCATCTTGCTTGTAATAAAGTCTTTTTAAGTAGTTTTGATCCTGCTTCTGTTTCTGATAATTCTAATATTTTTTCTGGGGATAATAACTCTAAGGGGGTCATATAAACACCTCTTTTATTATTTAATGTTTAAGCTATTTCATAACTTCCTGAAACAATCATTGTAAAAGCACTATTATTTCCAAATGTTAGCGCTGTATAGAATTGAAATAATTTGTTAGGTGAAACACCAGTATTATCTATAACATACGCATAGGGATCTGATCGTGTGTAGGAGCTGCTTATTGACCAGCACAAGGAACTATCATATCTACTTACTTAACCAAAACCCCACTATCTAGGGATGTTATTAAATTATCTCTTGCTTCTTCTAACAACTGTGTCTCTACGTCTTTTAAAGCCTTAGCTAATTCCACTTCTTTTGTTTTATCCACAAAAGCTGATATAGCACACTCATCATTTCCAATATTAACAACAGAAGTAGACATTTGCCCGTAAAATATCTGTCCAGACTTATGTCTTAGCGTAATATCAAAATTATCTAACCTACCATCTTTTTCGATTGTCCGTATTATTTTTTCTCTGTCTGTAATCTCATTATAAACATTAAGGCGTTGAACATGAACTCCGATTGATTCATCCCTTGCATATCCTGTAACTGTAAACCAAGCCTTATTCACTTCCATAATTAAACCATCACTCAGTCTCGTAATACACATGGCTATAGGACTTGATGAAAATGCCGCGGCTAATTTTGATTCACTAGTTAATAATTCCCTTTGTTGATTTTTTATTTTAGTTATGTCTCTCGCTAAGTGTATGGCTCCAAGTAATTCTCCTGACTCGTCTTTTATCGTGGATACGGAAACCCAAAATTCTTTACATAATAAAGATATTGAAGCCTCAACAGAATGAGTTTTACCGTCCGCTAGAAACTTTGAAAAAGGACAATAACCTGGAGGTCTATTCGTCTCATGAACTAAGTCATAACAATATTTATTTAAACACTGTTCTTTGGAACGACCTAAAACCGTTGCCATCTGTTTATTGAGCCAGACAATCTTGTGATGTTCATCAAGCACACACACTGAATCAGGTATGGAGTCTAAAATATTTTGCCAGGTAAATTTACTAATATTCATTAATAATGTTTTTTCATCGTATTCATAAATCTAGTGATTGCCTGTTCTAGTTTTTCCTGATTAGTTCTATCCACCATAGCTGTAATCCAACAGTCTTTTCCATCAATTTGAATATTTACAGCGGAAAACTTTCCCATTACTATCTTATCGTTTTTTACTTGCATAACAATATCATAATCTTGAAGAACTCCAGAATGTTCAAGTTTACTAATAAGAGACTCCCGATCTTGTTCATTCTGATATAGTTTCAAGTCATACATTGTTTTACCTTCAATATCTTCTAGACTATATCCAGTATATTCACACCAAGCATCATTCACATCATAAATCTTACCATCCACAACATTTGTGATTGCTAATGGAATCGGGCAAAACCTAAATATTGAAGTAAATTTTTCATTAGATAGTTTTAAAGCTGTAACATCTTTAGTGACACCGTATAACGCGGGTTTACCTTGCCAAGTGCCTACCACTACTTTAGTTTCAACCTGAATGAGTTTTCCATTTTTTTGTATAATAGGAATAGGACATGAATCTATCTGTCCAGCTAACATTTCTTTTATTAATATTTCAGCAAACATACGCTGGTCTGGAGGATGAATGTTGACTACAGGGGTTCCAATAAGCTCTTCCCTAGTATAACCTAATCTAGTACAAGCCGTGTCATTACAATAAATAATATTACCGTCAGTGTCTAATACAAACAGTAATAATTCTAAGGTGTTAAAGAAATTTTGATAATCACTTAACATAAACATTCCCATCTAAAGAAGCCGTAAGCGCTTCTAAAGCTTCAGCTAATATTTGATCTTGCTCATACTGTCTTGACACATCACACGATACCCCTACTGTTCCTACAAGGTTCTGATCTTTATCACATATCCCTATTTTCATTGTTCTGTAATGTTTAGAACCTAATGTTGGATGTATAATTGCATCAACTTTTTCAAGGGCATATTCACCTTGAACAAAGACATCTTCCTTTGTAAACTTATCAGCTTGGTCTTGAGGCCAGATCTCATAATCCGTTTTGCCTATAACATCAGTTTCAAGAAAAGAATTAAATTCATCAAACGCTCGGTTAGTAAATAAATATTTACCCTGTTCATCTTTTAACCAAATTAATGACGGAAGAGAGTCAATAACAGTTTTTAACATTTTATTATTACGTTCAAGTTCACTTTTTAAACTGTTATATTCAGTTAGATCCTCCATCATTACTATGACAAGACATACATTATTCGTATCATCTAAAATAGGGGTTACCGTGAATCTGATCGCTGTTGTTTTGTTCCACCTACTCGTATAGATTATATCATTAGTTATTTTTGGCTCACCTAAAATTACTCTTTTAACAATTTCAGAAACCCCCTGATCAACTAACGGTTGATAAGAAAAAACATTGATTTGTTTAGTGGCTTCCGCTGAAGGAGAACCTAGTATTTCTAGGGCTTTAGGATTAACATCTACAATATAACCACCTAGATCAATCACAAAACATCCTAGAGGCATGTCACAAAATAGACTCGCATACCTATCCGCCGCGTTAGTTTTTAATATTTCACATAGGCTCATTTTTTTCTTCCTGTTAATACGTCTCCAAGGAGCTGAACGACCTGTTTGCTCTGTGCGGAGACTTCAGAAGCTAGTGTAGCCATCTGTGATTGAATGTCTTTGAGGGAAGATCCTGTAACCGTTCTACTTTCTTTCGCTCTTACATTAAATTCATCAAATCTTTTAGATACTTCTCCTAGAGATGAAACTATTTTTCCCATATAAGGGCATTTATCCACATTACAGTGAAGAAATGTTTCTCCTGATGTTAATCTTTCCATGGCGTCGTAATGTTTGTTGACAACATGGTTATACGTTTCTATGTTTTTGTTTAAAGTCTGTAAATTATTTTCTAGAGATTTAATCAAGTCATAGTGGATTTGTGGATCACCCTTAGTTGTTATTATCTTTCCACCTAATTCCTTAGTTATTTCGGTAACCTCTGAGATATCACTATGTAGTTTAAGGAAAAAGCGTACGGATAGATATATCCCAAGCGCTCCAAAAGCAACTATGATAAAGGCAAAAAAGCCATAATCGGATACGAATTTTCCGAGTTCGACCAAACCAGAAATAATGACACCGTTTACAAGTAAAGAGCTTGTTTCATTAAGTGGAATAATAAATAAATTTTATCTATTTTATATGGTAACTCTTAGAAAGACTAGGCGGGTCAGTCAGAAATTATTTTAGATTTAAGAACTTTAACAGCTTTAGAAAGGTCATTTACTTGGTGTCTTAGAGAAAAAAGTCCTACAAGACAAAAAATGACTATCGACAATAAAATGAAGTCAGCTACGACAACTGTTGTTCTGTGAAGATATGTAAAAATATAGTCATATAATACGTGAATCATTGACATTTCCAGTAATAATAACCACCTGTGGAGTCATCATCTTTAATTAACTTCTGTAATTTTTTGAAATCTTTAGAATAATCTTTACATTCAGGGCAAGGTGGACACTCTAGATTTATTTCCTTTTCACCTAGAGAGATTAATAGATCAATTTTAGCGGGCAAAAGTAGGGATTGCTCTTTTAACCTAGTTACTTCCTGGGTTAAAAGAGCAAGAATAATTATTTGAATTGTGAAAACTAATATAAAAAATGTTGTTTTTAGTTTGTTCATTTTCTGTTGATAATCCATAGGGTTAGAGTTAGTTTATAAACCAATCCCACAACCAACAAGCCCCAAACATTAAATCCCAAGAATCGCCTCTACCTCTGGATCAGTAAAACCTTTAAGATAAAATATCGAATTTAAGTCAACCTGCCACTCAAGCTGTAAGAACTCAGGATTTTCTTCACTTCCCGACATTATGACTTTACGAGTTTCGTCATTAATCCCATCTTCTATACTATTGACTTTTCTAGGGACTAAGACTTTTACATTGACAACTTCCTGTGTTATAGGATCAGTAGACTCTTGATCAACCTCATCCATAACAGGAAGCCAATTGTGGCGGGAATTATAGATCGCCTGGTAAGCTTCTAACCCCTCTTTAGGAAATGCCTTTAAGTTATTAGCAAAATCTTGTTTTGTTGCCAGTTTTCTCCAGTCAGTCGCACCCTTCATCACTTACCTCCGTTATTTTTCATAACCCCTCAGTTATTAAGAGAAAATTATCTTTATATTCCATATTTATATTCATATCCATCGTTTCTCTGTAAAACTTTTATATATTTAGGATGAATTCCATGTCACCTAGACAATGTTATCTAAGCTTTTTACATCCAGA